CACGCCGGTGATGGTGGGACCTGCGATCTCCTGGGTCAGCAGCTCGCGCTGGATCGGATTGCCGTACTGATCGAGAATCGGGGAAACCGTGCCGGCCATTTTCTTATTCCATTTGCTTCGAGAGACTGCTACTCACGACGGCATGACACGACCCTATGATCCATGCGTCCACGGCCACATCGGCACGTTCTCTTGCGGATGCGGAATCGACGTGTTTCGCTGCGACGCATGCGGTCGACGGATCGAACCGGCCGAAGCAAAACAGACCTTTGCGATCAAGCGAACGATCATCGCGCTCGAACTCAACGCCAACGGCATTCCGGTCGATCTCTAGATTTCGTTTCATATCCCGCCTCGTAATCCGGCGCCGAGCGGCGGCCGCCACCAATCCCTGACAGCATCGGCATCATCGTCCGGCGGCCCGCCGTCGCGCGGTCGTGCATCGGTCGAGGCCGAGCGGTAGCCGAATTCGACGATGCCGCTTCGGGTCTGCGCATAAGCCAGCACCAGGGCGACCGCAAAATCGCCGTGGCGCTTGCGGCCGTCGGTGCCGGTGGTGCGCAGCGCCGGGATCTGCGGAATGCCGCGCACGGTTGTGACGATCGAGAGATCGTCGAGCAGGTTGGCGTCCATCGGCACCCACAGCATGCCGTCCTCGAAGGCGGATTTCATCGGCGGGAAATTTTCCAGATACCATTGCGCGGTCATCTTGACCTGTTCGACGCGAAGCGCGCCGTAGCGCTGGGCCGCGACTTCCGCGAGATAGGCGCCGTTACCGGTCGCATCCATCTTGCCGCCGATGAACCGCGGCAGCGCGTCGCAGATATAAAACAGCACCTGGCGCTGCTGTTCGAAGGGGATGTTGCCCATCTCGACCACGAACGGCACGGTGCGCTTCAAGGTCTTGCCGATCTCGATCGGCGCGATCACGGAAAGATCGACGTTGCGCGCAAAGTCCTGGCCGAAGGCGTGCTGGCGGTCTTTGTCGAGCGCCTTCAAGGCGTCTTTAAGCTGCGCCTCGCACCACGCCTTGATATCGCTCTCGCGGTGTTGCGGCGGGAGGAAGGTAAACTCCGCCGGCCGCTCCAGGCGAAACACCCTGAGATCTCCGATCATGCGGCCCTCGATCAGCGGGCGCGGCAGATAGATGCCGCCGCCCTGGCTGGGCACGCAGAACAGTTCTTCCTCGGCGTCGTCGCCATAGGACGCGATCATGTCGGCGCGCCATTTGGCTTCCGCCTCCGGCGACCAGGTCCCGCCGGTGACGAGACAGATGCGCTTGTAGAGCCCGTCGAGCAGCGCATCGTCGAAGGTATAGCGCTCGACGTGATAGGGCAGCCGTCCCGCGCGCACGTCCTGGATCAGCTTGTTGAAGGCGTTGGCAGCGCCGAGGTGGGTCGAGATCACAAGCACCTTGCCGCCCCACATCAGCAGCGCCATCGCCGCCTTCAGCATGCCCTGGAGATCGTCGTGGAACGCGGCCTCGTCGAGAATCACGTAGCCCTGCATGCCGCGCAGCGAGCGCGGCCGCGACGACAGCGCCACGATCTCGAACCCTGAGGCGAAGCGGATGCGGAACGCCTTGATGTTGGAGTCGGGCTCGCCGTCGTCGAACACGAACTCCTCGATCCCGGCCTCAGTGACGGCCTCGTTGAAGCTCTTCGCCCACATGCCGCAGACGTCGATGAACTCGCGCGCCATCTCAAGGTTGTAGCCGATGTAGAAGGTGTCCATGCCGCCGGCGGACTTGGCCGCGGCCGAGGTCAGCACCGCGTCTGCGCCGACGCCCCAGGTGGCGCCGATGCGGCGTGATTTTTCGACGACGGTGACCCTGTTGATTGCGGTCGAGGAAAGCAGCCGCTTCTGGTAGCCGAGCAGGATGTCCTCGGCGCCGCCGGCAGCCATCGCCAGCTTGGCGCCGGCGTCAAGACCCTTGCGGCGGATCTCCGCCCATTCGGCTTCGGTGATGGTGCGGGCTTCGGTCACAGCATCCCTGCGATCCACAACGGCCACAGTATGGCGCGCACCAGCGCGAGGGCCGGCGTCACTGGACCCATCAAGACGTTCAGCAAGAACGCAAGGGCCGCTGCGAAGCTATAGATGCCGGCGGCAGCGATCAGGAGGATGCGAATGACGATGCGGACGTAGATCATGCGAGTCCCACCTCCTGGAGAAAGCCTTCGATGCCGACCGGCGCGCTAGGCGCGAGGAAGCAGGCGCGGATGTAGCCCCAGTTTTCCTGCCAGAAGAAATCCGCGGTCTCCGCGATATGGTCGATCGTCGCCTGCGAAACAGGCTCTCCCTTGGCGACGCGCCGTTCGATCAAACGCATCATCCGACGATCGCGCCGCTTCAGCTCGCGATGCCGGTCGCGCAATCGCTGCGGCACGTTGCGCCAGCATTTGCCGCAGACGATCTCGCAACCGGATTCGAACTTCGCCGCGTCCGCGGTCCGGAGGCACCGCGGGTTGAGGCAGGGAATGCGGCCGGCGACGCTCATGCCCGCGCTCCCGACGACGATCGCAGCGACCTGGCGAATTCGGCGTTGGGACTGCCGCCGGTGTCCGCCGCTCTTCCGAGCTTGCGCAGCCGGCCGAGCTGCGTGATGACGGCGCCCAGGGAATGGGGAACAGTTTCGGCGAACCGCTTGAGATCGCCTTTCCTGACGCCGGCGGCCGCGACCACTTTCAATCGATCAAGATCTTCCGTCGACCAGTCGCTCATGACTTCGCCTTCGTATCGATGCCGAGAATCCGCGCCTTGATGGTGCTGACGGTTTCCGCCGACAGCCCGGCGGTTTTGGCCACCGCATCGACCGCCTTGCCCGCCTTGTCCTTCAGCTCGGCCTCGACCGTGCGGCGGTTGGAGATCGTGATCTTCTTGGCTTGTTCCGCGGCATTGAGAGCGCGCGCGGTCATCATCAGCATTTCGGCGGTGGCGCCATCGGCCTTGAGATCGCCGGCATTGCCGAGCATTTCAAAAATCAGGGTCTTGATGGTTTCGGCCACCATCAGCGTGATGGCATCGTCGCCGGCCGCCTCAAGCTTCGGCGCCAGCACCGCGGCGATCTCGCGGGTTTCCTGCAGGCGGCGGCCGTGATGCGCGATCGCGATCGCGGTGCGGTTGAAGGCCGACTTCGAAATGTGGGGCGCTTCAGCGCTGGCATCCTCGGCCATGGAAGCCGCCTTGAGGCGGGCGTTGAAGCCGTCGAGAATCTCAATCTGCGTGAGCTTGCGCTCCTTCAGCGCCTCGAACGCCCAGCTGCGCGCTTCGTCGGCGAACGCCGGCAGCTGGTCGATCGCGGAAATGCGGCCGCGCGTCACTCTGGCCGGCTTCATGGCCTTAAGCCTCCGGCGGAGATGGCCGCTTGACGCCCTCGATCACCAGGCGTCGCTCGACATGCTCCAGCCCCTTCGGCAAGAGACGCGCGACGACGACGCTGCCGGCGACGGTGCGGCTCACGGCCGCGACCCGCTCCAGATAGGCGATCTCCTCGCGCACCCATTCCCGCGTCCGGGAAATGCCAAACCCCTCCAGCACTTCCCGAAGCAGGGAATCGTTGAGCGCGTAATTGTCCTGCGCGGCCAGCTCGCGCAGGATGATCAGGCGCGCGTCCTCGCGAATGATGTCCCGCATCAGCTCATCACCTTTTCCATCATCGCTTCCTGCATCCGGTCGGCCATATTGGCGATCGGCTTGACGCGTTCCGACAACGTGCCCAGCTCCGCGCCCATCTTGGCCAGCGCCAGTTCCAGCCGGTGCGTGACATCCTTGTCGGGCAGGTGGGCCATGTCGCGCTCGATCACGGTGACACGATCCCTCACAAGGGCGTGCTCTGCGACGACGACGCCGATCTTGCTGTCGACCGCCCGGAACTTTTCCGATGTGTGCTTGGACTGGCCCTTGAAGATCGAATAAAGCAGCGCGCCGGCCGACAGCGCGATCGCGATCCATGGCGCCCATGCGTTCATGTCACTCACCGCCTATTTCCCCTTCGCCAGCCGCGCGCGCTGCTTTTGCTGACACTTGCGCGTCGCATCGATGTTGCCGTTGGCTTCGCCCAGCGCGACGGCGTATTCGCCGACCGCGCGCCAGGGATCGCTGCTTTCGGTGACATCGGGATCATTGATGTTTGCCGCCAGGCGCTCGCATTCGCGCGACAAGGCCACGCTTTGGCTGGTCGGCGCCGCCTCCGCCGGCGGTTCGCGGCCGGCGCTGAAGAGCGTGCAGCCAGTCGAGATAATGAGGAGGGGGATCGCAAGCAGCAGTCTTGCCGAATGTCGTCTCGAACTCATTGAGTTTACTCTCCGCTGATGCCGCTCGCCCATCGGCTTCCCGCTTCAGCTGGTCGGCGGTATCGGCCATCGCTGTCTGGATTTCGATTTGATGTTCCGACCAGGCGAGATCGTTCTTCAGCCGCGCGGTCTCGTCGCGATTCTGGGCGACGTTGAAGCCAAGCAGGAACACCAATGCGCCGGAAGCGAGCAGCTGCGCGATCAGCGCGGCCTTGGTGAATGGAATAACCTCGGGGAAAAAACGCTCGACCAGCGGCACATGCGCCACCGCGAACGCCGCGACCGCAACGCCGCCGAGCAGGATCAGGAACGGCGGCGAGGTGGCGATGCCCCAGGCAATGTCGCCGGTGAAAGTCGAGAGGCGTTCGAGTGCGCCGAGACTCCAGTTCATGCGGGTTGCCCCTTCGGTGCATAGGTGTCGGGGACATCGGCCATCGCATTGCCGTCGATCGCGCGCAGCGCCCGCTTGGTCTTGGCGTTGGCCCAGAGCGAGTAGAGCATCGCGCCGAGACCGATTACCGCGCACAGCACGGTGAGGCCGACATAGATCTTCATCATCGATCCCGAAACGAAGGCGAGCGGCTCGACCTGATCCTTGACGCCCTGCAGCGCGCCGGTGACCGCGCCTGAGCCGACGCCGGCCTTGACGGCATCGCCGGAATCGATCGCCGGCTGCGCGACGTCCGAGGCGTAAGCCTTGTCGTGGCCATCGGGGTGCGCATCGATCGGCTCCGGCGCCGATACGTGGTCATTGGCCGCCCAGGCCTGCCCGATGCCCTTGACGTTGGCGACCCGCGCGGTCCAACCGCCCTTGTTGGCCGGCCAGGTCGAGAGGCTCTGCAACATGCCGAGCCGGCGCGAGCAGATATCGCCGACCAGCGCGACATGATCGGGATGCGCCTGAATCGCCGCCAGCGTGCCTTCGCCGAGGTGGCCATCGCAATCTTCCATGCGAAGCGCGCGCTGCAACCAGATCACCGACTGATAGGGGCCGGAATGAATGGCGCCGTCGAGCAGCACAAGATTGATGCCCTCCGGCAGTTCGTCGCCACGCACCGCGTTCCAGAACTGGAATCGAAAAATCTCGTTGCGCTCGGCGATCCAGTCCGGCGTATAGCGGATCTCCGGCGACAAGGCCCGGCGCGGCCTGCCCTTGCGGTCGCGGTAGCCGTCATAGACGCGCTGGGTGATGCCTTCGAGCGTGACGCCGCCGCGGTCGGCGCTCAGCGGCCGGTTGGCAAAGCCGCCTTCATAGCGCAGCTCGATCGGCATGCATTTTTCGAGATCGCCGATCATTCCAGCCGCCCCACCGGCTCGACCTGCACGCGGGCGCGGCCGGCCTCCAGCAAGCCTAGCGCCGCGCCCGCGCTCTTCGACAGATCGAGATCGGCGCCGGTCCGGATATTGGGGCCGCGGTCGGTGACGCGGCACACGATGCTGCGGCCGCGCCAGGTCACCCGCAGTTGCGTACCGAACGGCAGGCTGCGATGCGCGCAGGTGCAGGAATGCTGCGGAGTGTCGGCGCAGGCGCCCTCGGGATCGAAGCGCTCGCCGCTCGATGTCTCCGAGCCGTTCTCGGTGCCGTACCAGGTCGCGATCGCGATCTCGGCATGCGCCGGCTCGGTACGATCGACGATCACGGCGAGCCCGGTGCAGAACAGCGTCCAGGCAACGGCAATTAGAACACCACGCAAGACCAGCTGCCCCCGAATTGAGGGGACAGGAATCCCGTAATTTCCCGAATTCGATAACCCTGACATGCGTCAGGGCCGGCGCTGTGTTTGTTTCCTGTGAAACAAACATAATCCGGGTTTCAAACCGGGATTAAAGCAGCTTGCCCTGCTTGTCGTCGACCTTGCCGCGATAGCGGGCGCGGTGGCGGTGCACCGTGCGCTGGGTGATGCCGAGCTGCCGCGCGATATCGGTCGACGACGTTTTGGCCGTGTGAAGCTTGTGGACGCGCTCGGCAATGGCTCGGGTGAGCTGGCGGTAGCTGCCGCCGAACAAGGGAATGTCGATGCGCTGGCCGCGGCCGTCGACCGCGAAGTGATCGCAGAGCTTGTCGGCAGCATCTTGCCCGACACATTCGACCAGCCAGCCCTTGCCGATGGTCTTGCTGGCCGGAAAATACACCCGCGTGCCGCCATGCGCCGCGGCGATCTGAAGCGCGGCGGCGTTGCCGACGAGGTCCGCGATCTCCTGCAGGATGCCGGGGAGATGATCGGTCATGTCTTGCGCGCGCCGCCCGTTTCGATCGAGACCACCGTGCCGTTGCGGATGAAATATTTCAGGCCATCGGCGACCACGATGAATTCGCCTGCGCCGATCTCGCCGGCGGCGG